ACTACAGCTACATTGAAGCAAACGCGCAGACGTTAAAATTCTGCACATTTGAAGCAAACGTTTATTTGAATGGTGTAGACAATGTAGACGGGTACACCTACCCAGAGAAGTTTAACGATGCGTACATCGAGTCTCTTATGGGGCGTATGTCGCGCAAGAAGTTCTTCGCGCAATACCTACTTAAACACATCTCAGACGAGGACGTAATACTTGATGAAGGTGCAGTAAGTTGGATAGCACCTCCGCAGATTTGTTTTACGAAAGACGGGTACGCAACCATAAATGTTGGAGGAGGTGTTCAAAAGAGAATACGTCTACATCTTGTTGTTGACCCTGCTTCTGGTAAACAGGTTGGGCGCGTGGACAAAACTGCAATCGGTGTCGGCGGACAAGATGAGTTATTGAACATGTATGTGGTGTATCTACAGTCAAAGAAAACACTCACATCAGAAACAATTGACACAATCTACAAACTGGCGACTGATTATGGTATCACTGTTGTTAACATTCTCGTTAGAGGTGTCGGCGAACTATTACCACACGCCATACAAAGAGAGCGCACCACTTATGGGAAGGTGCTTGTAACTAAAACTGTTTCTGAGACAGGAAATAAGAAGGTGCGTATTACTAACGCGCTGCAACCATTAATAAAAACCAACAAGTTATTTGTCGTAAGTTGGGTGCAAATCAACACCCCATTTGTCAAAGAGCTAAGGCAACATCCAGAAGGTAATGAAGATAACTGCTTGGATGTGGTGTCTGCTATTGTGCAGCTTTCACAACCAACGCGACAAAAAGTAAACAAGAGAGGAGAGGTTAGATGTACCCATCTGACGATAAACAAGAAGTACGGCGGAAGTCTCTAAAGAAACTCGACCACGGTGCTGTTTTAAATTACGTTAACTCAAAACTTAACGACATGAAAAACAGCAGAATTGAGGTGGAGGAGACTTGGGTAGAAAGTTGGGCGCAGTACCTCGCTACTCACGCAGCGCAAAATGAGCTTCGCGCACAACGAATAAAGTCTGTAGGTAATGTAGGGACAGATTGGCGGCACAAGATTGACAGAGGAAAGGCGTTTGAGATTGTAGAAACAATTCACGCATACCTGATGGGTGCACTCTTCCCAAACGAGAACTGGTTTGACATTGAGCCGCGTAATCCATCGGACACAGACCTATTGAGGGTGCTCCGAAAGTTTTTGCGTGATGAGTTAAAAGACTTGGAGTTTGATATTAAGTTTGACGACTTCGTGCGACAGCTTATCATCACTGGAAACAGTTGTTTATTCTTTCCTTGGGATGACGATGACGACGCTGTAGAAATTGAACTCGTTAATGTGTTCGATTTTTGGCTGGATGCTGCTGGAAAAGACCCTTCAGATACTAACGTTGTGCGCCGCGTTATGATGACTCGCGCGGAAGTTATGGAGAAAACCAAATCTGATGAGTTTCCTTTGACAGACGAGTATGAAGTGTTGAAGGTGCATGGTACGCGCAGCTACAATAAGTTCGACAAAGTGCGTCAATTCCAAGGATTGCAGTCTGTTGAGCGTAATTCAGTAGATGAGTTCTGCGAAATTTATGAGTATTGGGGCTGTATTATTATAGACGGTTGTGAATACGAAGATGTTGTCGTCACTTTTGCGGATAATCTTCTGCTTAACATACAACCAAACTTGTATAAAAGCGGCACTCCCATGATTTACTGCAACTTTATCCCTGTAGTAGACATGGTGTACGGTATTGGTGCGCTTCAATCTTCGTTAGGTATGATTCACGTTCTTAACATCCTCACAAATCAACGTTTGGACGGTATAGAACTAACAACTAGCCCGATGTGGACGAAGAAACCATCATCCACGCTAGACGCGGAAGATTTATACGCAGAGCCGGGAAGGGTGCTCGAAGTTGATGACCATGACGATATAAAACCGATACCTCCTTCTCAGTGGAACATTCAAACGTCTTACGAAGAGGCGAATTACATGGAAAGCAGTATTGATAAAAATGCTGCAACTGGACCGCTTATTGGTGCAGGTATGGGAAGAAGCGGCGAACGTGTCACAGCAGCCGAAATCGCAGCAGTGCGCGAAGCTGGAGGCAACCGTCTAAGTGGTATACACCGTAGATTGGAAAAGCGCGGACTCACAAAAGCTATCGACAAGATATTCAATATTTACCGACAGTACAAAAGTAAGGCGGCGATTGTCAGATACGCTGGAGACGAGGCAGGTAAGTTCGACTATGCTCGTATTACACGTTCAGACTTGGTTGAGGTGCGCGTAGATGCAAAAGGAAGTGACCACGTTATTGAAAAACGTAAAGCACTCCAAGACATTTACGACTTTCTCGGTGCTGTCAACCAAGACTCTGAGATGGCGACACTCATCGACAAAGAAGCAGTTCTAAGGAGGGTAATGAGACACCTCCCATTTGACGACCCTCAAGAATTTCTCAAGACTAAAAAAGCTCCTGAGAACCCTATTCGACAAATGGGCGGACAAAGCGCTGTCAACGCAATTGAACAACAAATGCAGACAGATGGCGGAAATCAATTACTAAATCAACTAAAGGATTCGTATGGACAACCAGCAACAATCACCGATGGAGCAGAGCCAACAGTCTCCAGCGCCGCAATTGACCCCAATCTCGGACAAAGCGGCAACCTTATTGGATGAAAGTGGTAAGGAGGTGTGGGTAAACCCAGACGCACCCTCACCAGTAGAAGAAACAGACCTTATTGAGTTACCCGATATTGACGGTGACGAAGAAGAAACTCCAGAAGAAGAGACACCACCAGAGGAGGATGACAAACCTCTGACGCTCGATGAGAAGTTCACTAATTACTTTGTTGAACAAACTGGTATGGAGGTGAAAGAGTTCACTGAGATTGCTAAAGCAATTCAAGATGTATTCAAAGAAGTTGGTGGTGCTGACAACTTGCGCGAAGGTTTGGCGGAACTTAAGAACGTACGCATCGCTCAGCAAATTGTAGCAAAGCAGGATGAGCTTGCTGCCTTATGGGGTGTAGATATTAAAGAGACTCAATCTCGTCTGGCGGAAATCAAACCGTACTTTAACAAGATGTCTAAAGCTGATAAAGCTTTGTACGACAACCCTAAAGGTGCTGATGTTCTTTGGCGCAGTCTTCAAGCTGGTAGTGCTAAGACAAAATCAACGAAAAGCAGCCCAAACACAGGCGGAAAGCGCTTCTTGTTCACACAGTCGCAAATTGATGCAATGAGTGTAGATGAGTACCGCGCAAACGCTGACAAAATTACACACGCTTACAACAACGGACTCGTAGGATAACAACAACATGGCTTTACATGCACCATACAACGGCAGTGCAAATACGCTTCAAGCTAATTCCGCGTTCATTCCTCAAATTTGGGAAACTGAACTAAAGAAAGAGCTTGACGCAAATTTTGTGCTGACCCAAGCATCGACAATGGTTAACTTTTCTGGTAAGAAGGGTGACACCATCAAAGTCCCACTCATCAAGAGAATGGGTGTTTTTGATAAGTTACCTGAAACTCAAGTTCGGTTACAGTCATTTCCCGGTGAAAACTGGGAAATGAAGGTTGATAAGTACAAGGAAGTGTCCTTCATGATTGAAGACATCCTCGACTTGCAATCTAACTTCAGTCTTCGTGTACCTTACATCTCTGAAGCAGCTTACGCAATGGCGCGTGACATCGATAACTCCCTTCTCGGTCTTCGCGCTTCTATTCCAACTACACAGCAAATCGTTGTCTCTAGTACTGGTACGATTGCTGGCGACCCTGCTGCGTTAGACGACAACGCTGTACGCGCTGCAATTCAACGTCTAGACGAAGCAAATGTTCCTCAACGTGAACGCCACTGGATTGTTGCTGTCGGTCAATATACTGACTTACTTGGTATCACCAAGTTCACCAGCAAAGATTTCGTCAACGGCGCACCTACATCTACTGGTGTTATTGGCACTCTCTACGGTATCCCTGTTATTGCTACAACTCAGATTGCTGCAAATACTTTAAATGGCTACATCAACGGTGAAGGTGCAACGGGTGAACCAACCCCGGGGGTTGTGGGAAGTCCTTACTTACCTACACAAGACACTCCTGTAGGTTTGGTGTCTGGCGGTCTGCCACGCGGCAAGACTGGTGCTGAAGTTGCACAACCATTCTGTACTTGTATGCTGGTACAGAAAGATTGGGCTAGGTACGCTATGCAGAAAACACCCTCATCTGAAATGAGCCGTGAAAACCTGTACCAAGCTGACGTACTCGTAAACACTCAAGTTTACGGCATGCGCGTCTACCGTCCCGACCACTGCGTTTTAATTCACACCGCACCTTAGTGAAAAGAACACCCGTAAAATCGACTAACATCGCTGCTATCGGGTACGACTCGGCTTCCAGAACTCTGGAGGTCGAGTTTAAATCTGGTGGAGTGTATGAATATAAGAGCGTTACACCTGCAACTGCTCTTGCGTTTAAAAGAGCAAAGTCTAAAGGAAATTACTTTGCTTCAGTTATAAAAAATAAGTATGAAGGTAAGAAGCTGTGAGTACAAAGCAGATGGACTTCATAAATGGTTGTTTACTCGCTGTAGGTGAGCGCGACTACATGGTAGGTACTATAGTAAACTCACCACAACGCCGCGCTTACAAAATATTTAAAGACACTTTTACAAGCTTCACCCACGAATGTGTGTGGAGCTTTTTAAATAAGGTGGGTGGTGCAACTTCGTGGTCTGCTAACGTGGCGACTGTTCCACAGTATCAGCAAATGATTTCTGTTGTTGTTGGTGAACGTAAACTTACACCAATATTCAACACTGAACTTGTAACACTTGAACAAGGTGACGAAGGGTACGTTCAATATTTCTGTTTGCAGAATAACACAACTGTCTCTTTTTACGCCAAACCGTCAACAGCAGACAAAGCTCAAATACGATTTCAATATGTGGAAGAGTTGTTACTACCGTCTTACACAGCTAACGCTCTTATTCCGTTTACAGATGACTTTGTGAACGTTATGGAGAACTTAATGCAAGCGAAATTGTGCTTGCAGATGCTTGACGACCAAGGAGGGTATCAAGCATTTATACGTGAGTATGGAATACGTTTAGCAAAAGCGATACAGAAAGACCAGCGCATAACGCGCAATCGTCCAAATATGTTCAGAGGTGGAAGAAGGTGAAGACAAAGTTCGGAGGATTAAACACTGTAAGCGGAGAGTTGGCACTCCCTAAAGATGACTCACCTTCTTTACTAAATGTAGATTTTGACATTGGCGGAAGTGTCCGCAAGCGTAACGGAACACTTACACTGTTTAAAGACGCGGTTACACCCAATCCAGTGTTTGTCAGTAGGTTCGTAACCACACTAGGGTATGAGTTTATAATCTCAAAGTTTAACACTAAATTAAGGGTGTTTGATTTACAGAACGATGTAATGACAAAGTTGTGGGAGAAAGATAATGTATTCAAGAGTGCATCATCGTTACCATTCAGCATACCACTGGATGACAACTTCAATCTTCTGTTGTGCGAAAAACAAGCACCTGTCCAAGTGAGGTTTGAAGAAGCATCTTCTGTCGCAATTACCGCAGGTTCAATAGTAATAGCCGTTGGCACAACTTGGGTTAACACCTACACAGATTGTGTGGTGTATGTAAACGGTGTACGTGTTGCACGAACACTTGGTTATTCTGCTGGAAACCTCACTATCACATCAGCTAGTATCACCATCGGCGCAACTGTTTACGTTTGCACCTTCTCTTGGCAATGGTGGGCGGAATCTCTTATCTGGTTTGGTGACAACTTTTACCAGCGCGTCTCTAGGTTTGGTGTCTCTGACGAAGACAAACACGTTCAAATCCCTAATTCAATTGTAACAGATGAAATACCAGACAGCACCCGTTACGGTGTATTTGCATTTATTAATGATGCATTTGGAAATATTTACACTTACAAATCTAACAATCAACCGCAGATTTCGGTAGAGTATTCTTTCTCTGATGGTGCGAATTACACACCTTCTGCGAACACCTACACTAGCCCGTCAAAGTTCTTTGTGACGTTTGGTGACATAACAAACTCGAACATCCGCACATTCACAGACAAAGATGTGTCTGGCAACCAGATAAAAATCTTAAAGCACAAACTTAAGAGTTATGACATTGTCAATTTGTCCAACACTGAAGGTGCTGTTCCTGTAAGCTTGTCTGACTCTGCTGCCTATTACGCGAAAGAGATTAACGAAGATGTTATCGAGTTGTACACAGATGCAGCGTTAACAACGATAGCAACAATTGGTGCACGCAACACAAAAACGTTTACCGATTTGGCTGTAGATTACACCGATAACTTCATCGCGATAACTGCACACGGTTTTACAAACGCACAACCAATACGTTTTATTACAACAAACACCCTTCTAGTAGGTTTACTCGAAACGACAACGTATTACGCGAAGTCGTTATCAGCTAATGCATTTGAGGTGTATTACGACCAAAATCTGCGCAAGAAAGTTATTTTTGTCTATAGGTCTGAGTTGTTCTTTGACCATCAAGCTGTCTCTAACACCAACCTTTTAACTATCGCGCAACACAAGTTGTTTACTGGTGACGCTGTAAGAGTTAAAACAACCAACGGTACTTTACCAGCAACGTTAAACGCAACAACGGTTTATTATGTGTTGGTGTTGACTGCTAACATCATTAAGTTGTACACCGATTCTGCTTTAACTACTGCTGTAGCCAACTATACTGGTCTGGCTGGCGACATCTTTCTGTATCTAGATGGAGGTGTTCACTCAGTAATCGCGGACGGTCTTACAACAACTATAGAAAGAGTTGCATACGATTCGGTATCATTCGTAAGGTTGCGCCAACTTCGTTTTAACAATAAGAAGGGTGTTCTTAACGCTAACTTAAATGTGTTTGTCGGTGAAACAGCAGTTGCAAGAAGCACCATAACTACTGTGTCTGGTACACAAAAATACTACACTCACGAAACAGAATCTCTTACACCCTACACAGGGACTTCAACAGTACAGAAGTTTGTGTCGTTCACTGCAAGCACTCCAATAGGCGTTAAAAAGGACGAGTACGTTACTCTAGTAAATACTGAACGTAAGTGGTGCGGCTCTGCTGCGCTTAATACAAAGTACAATTACGATAACGGGTCTTATGTCCCAGCTTACGGTTTTGGTGATTACGCTAATTACGATGAAGGAATATTTCCGACTTTCGGTGCGCTCTACCAGTCGCGCTTATGCCTTGCAGGTGTTGGTGCTACTCTACTGGTTAGCGGTGTTTATGACAAAATTGTAGATGGCGCACCTTACAGGTACTTCCAAACAACAGACGACTTAAATAATCCTACAATAGACCCGTTCAAAATTAGAGTGCCGTTCTCTCAGTCTGACACTGTTCTCGCAATGCGACAGTGGCAGCAATTTCTGTTTGTGTTCACACGCACCAGCACATATAAAACCACGTTAGACACTAATGGACAGTTTAACGTCAACACTCCAACACTCACACTAACTGCCAGTGTAGGGTGTATCGGCAGAGATGGTGTAGAAACAACAGAGAGTACCCTATTCTTTTTATCTGAGAATGGGGTGTTTGACCTAGGTATCGTAACCTCTAATGAGTACCGCGCTAGTGAGATTTCGTTACCTATACGCAATGTTATCAAAGAGTTTGGCGCTGACTCAAAGCTTTCATACGACACCTTCAATAACAAGCTGTACGTCTACAATCAAAGATTGATGGTGTACTTCACAGACCAGAAGGTGTGGAGTGAATACAAAGCTGTACTACCTTGGGACATTTCATCGTTCTTGTTCTGGCGAGAGTTTATGCTGCTGTGCTGCAAGACGTTGTGTGATTTCCAGATTACGCGCACAGAGTACGAGTTGTATATTGACTTTGCTAAGAAATTCACAGCAGGTCAAACAGTAGATGTACAACCATGCGCCCAAAACATACCTACCTACACGGGTGTTACTCGTTACACTTCTCCACTAGTTATGTCACCTGTTCTCGGTGAACTTGATGTAACTATATTATATGATGGTGTTCTTACAAACAACTGGACTAAACTCAATAGCGAAGAGATAAGCATTAGTGGTGTTGTAGATGGGAAGCAGTTGACTTTCTTCTACAAAGTAGCAGGGTCATTTAATGGTGCTGTGTTGTACGAGGACAGCGTTATTCAGACACTTAACAACGTGTCTTTTGGAGTAGTGCCTTTGAATAACTTCTGTGAGTTGCTGCCTTACAGCGACATAACAGACAGTGACACGACTCCATATGAGGGTGCAGTAGACTCAGACGGGAATCCTGTGTACGCAAATGGAAATCCGCTACAGTTCCCAAGTATGTGGTCATGCTCTGATGGGGTGTGTTCGCTAAACCCTGACGGTAGTTATGTGTCACAAGCTGAATGTGAAGCGGCTCGAACTCTTCTATTTACTGGCGGTCAGTGTGTTGGTACTTCTTACACAGTTACAGCACTTGGAAAGATAAGAAATGGTGCAGGTACACTTATTACAGAGACATACATATCCACATCGGGTGTTGGCGCTATCAGCAGTATAGGTGTAGTTGTAACTTCAGTATCAGGTACATACTATTTTACAGCGACAATCGTTTTTGCTAACGTAACTCACACAAGAACATTATATGATAATGGTGTTCCACCTGTATTCAATCCAGCTAGTTGGACTTATGAATTAACTGACATTGTGATAACTGGTTCACCAGATAATTGCGGCAACAAATACGCTTGTGGAGTATAAATGTACACAGTTCCGACAGACAGTATCGCAGTAGTAGGGTATGTGTACCCTTCTTGGTACATTACACCACTAGATGTGGAAGATGCGGCGCAGCAAGGTGTTATGCAATTGCAGCGCCTTAAAGCAATTAAATATGTTTACGTTGTTGTAGACCGTAGCGACAACAAGAAGTTCATCGCCTCTGATGTCAACTTACTTACGCAAGACTACTCAGACTTGCTAGGTAAGTTAAAAACACAACTTGACGTAAACATCACCATACTTCTCCAGCACCAATACAACCAAGTGACGGCAGAGGATGTGGTGTCGTATGTCGAAGACTCGACAGACAGTTATTACGTTTTTAAAGAGCAGTTACAAGGTATCGGATACACCCATCAAGTGTGTGTCTGGAACAGGTCTGAAGGTTACTTCTCACTGACCGCCGTTGATGTTGAGACTAGATTAAAAGGTAAGAGATACTTATCAGGGAGTACATAATATGGGATTCATCGCACCAGTAGTAGGTGTAATATCTGCTGTAGGTGGTGCAATTACTAGCGCTAATGCAGCAGCTTCACAAAATGCTGCTAACGCAATGCAGATAGAAGCCAATCGCCGCGAAGAGAGTATTAGACTGATGGATGTGGAAGCACAACGTCAGTCTAACTTTCTTGATTTTGAGGTGTCATCACAACAAAGAGTGGCGGCTCTCGCAGCAGCACTCACCAGCGCTGATATCGCACGACTAGACAACCGCACTCAACGCGCAATACAAAGCGCTCAAATTAACACCGCCAACTCTGCACTCGATGTTAACAGCAGCAAAGCTCAAGTCGGTAGAGAAAACCAACAAGAAAATATGCTAGCGCAAGCTGCTAAGGCAAGAGGTATAGACACTCAAAACGTACCTTATGACAAGTTGGCGCAAAATGTTTTAACACAACGAGCAGCTATATACGCAGCACTCAACCCGCGTATGGCAGACTTATACCGTACAGGTGAAGAGAGTGCGCTCCTTTCTCAATACGACACCCTCCGTAATGCAGAAGGAGACCAACGTGTACAAGTAGATTACGCGCAGCAGTACGGCGACCTTATTGAACAGTTCGCTGATGTGACAAAAGAGACTGGTGATGTTGCAGCAGGTTATCAGCTTGCTTCGGCAAAAAATGCTCTTAACGCGACTGACGCGATGCAACAGAACTCTTTCGCAGCTAACGACTCCATGTTTGGTGTAAATCAAGAGATGACCGCCAACGCTTCAAAGATAGACCAGTTAGGTGCTTACCGTAAGCTTCTCGCTGGCGAAAACATCTCTAGCGCACAAGAAGGTAACATAAGGAGTGCCACTTCTGCAAAGAACGTTGATGTATCGCGCAATAACAGAAGTTACTCGTTGTTTGACTCTCTACCAGCATTTGCTAGTGCAGGTGTAAGTTTATTTAACGCTTTTCAGGAGCAGTCGCAGCAGCAGCAAACACCTCAACTGCCGCAAGCTCCGCGTGTGTCTGACTCGCGGTACGACATCAACTACAGAGGAAGACAAGATTACTTTGGTTAAATTATGGAATTTATAGGCTCTGATTATCAAACTAAACCTCTCGACAGTAGTATGCAAGACGGTAAGCTTCTAGACTTACCTAAGCTTGCTGACGCTTCTGCTAACAGTATTAGACAGTCTATCGGAGAGGTGCAAAGAATTAACAGCACCGCTTCTAACGCTGATGCTGAAGCTGCTGGACGTAAGGTAGTGGTGCAACCAAAAGAAGGCGGCGGTCTTGTTGGCGCTCTTGCTGGTCTTGGCGAAGTTGCTGTAAAGTATACAGAGCAGCAAGAGAAACTCGCTAAAGAGCGCAAGAAAGAAGAGATGGCGAAAGCTGAGAAAGAGTATATCATTGCAGCAAACAGGTTAGCTGCAAGCGCACCTGACTACATCAATAAAACTAACGAAGGTAGTATTGGCTACCAGAGAAAAATTGAAGAGCTTAACACTCTCTATAAAGACAAAGTAGATGGAGGTGTTCTGCAAACACAATCTTTACGGATGTACTCTCCTATACAACAGTACCAAGAGCAAGACATTACACGCCTTAGAGAAGAAGGTAAGAAGATACGCGACACAAACGTGCAGACTCTTATAACTCAGCAAATTATAACAGTAGACACCCAACTAGCTGACTTGTCAAACGAGACAGATTCTACTAAAGCTCAGACCAGAGTAGACAACGTTTACAAAGTTTTAACAGACACGTTAGTAAACTCTAAACTAGACGGCGCTGATAAAGCTGTGTTTATTAACGGCGTTGTCACAGCTATAGGTAAATCATCTGCTGCTGGTGCGAAAATAAGAGGTGAGTTGATGGGTGCAGTCCGCGTTATTAACGACACTAATCTTCTTATTCAACAAACTGAAGATATGCCAGCAGAGCAGAAGAACACTCTTAGACTTGCTAGATTAGCAATACTCCCTCCTCAAATAGCTAAAGCGTATGCTGATATACTTGACCCTGCTGCACGAAGACGAGCCGATGCTGAACTGGCGCGAAATCAGCGTGAGTTGGACAATGCTGCGAAAGAGGGTACGATTGACGCTCTTAAAGCATTTAGAATTTCAGCAGACTACAACCAATCGATGACTGCTATTTATCTTAAATCTGATGGTAACACCAGAGCCGCACTTAAAGCAGATTGGGAAAATATTCCAGCATTGAAGGCTGTTGTAGAAGCTGCTGATAATTATGACAAGGACAAAAATAAACTAGCTACTCTTGAAGGTGAAAGCAGAGCACTCGCAAGTACTATCGCTGGACTCGGTAAGAGTGACGCTAAAGAACGTTTGAGTTGGGTGCAAGATGCTTTCAAGCTTCCTATGTTGTCACTTAATGTAAGTGTTGCACAAGAGTTACAAGAAGCTGTAAAAAACTACACTAAAGCACTTGCTCAAGGTACTCCAGCAGAAGTACAGAAGGCACAGCAGGAAGTAGAGAAGTTTAACAAAATTGCGCTTGATGCTGTCAACGACAGGGTTAAGTTTATACAGCAAGAAATGAAGAGAGTGAACACCATTTGGCAACCACTAGATGAATTGCTAAAAGACCCAAGCAAGATAGAAGTTGCGCTCACACGCTTCAGAGAAACAACACAAAACATAAAGACAATTAGAGAGCAACGCAACCAATCTACTATGAGAGGAGAAAACCAAAATTTTAATATGCCCCAACTTGCCGAATTGCAGGTTGGGGATGTCAAGTTTCCACTTCCTTTCAAAGCAGGTACGCAAGTAACATATTCTGGTGATTACAGAGAATGGCGCGGCAACCGACAACACGCTGGTATCGACATCGCTGTACCAGAGAACACTCCACTCATATCTCCTATTGGAGGTGTAATTGCTACAGTGAGAGATGACGGTAACGAAGGGTACGGCAAATTTATCGATGTCCGCACACCTGACGGTAAATATGTCCGTTATGCACATCTTAATACGATTAATGTACGTGAAGGTCAACAAGTGCTAGCAGGGCAAGTATTAGGCGCAACTGGAAATACTGGTAGTTCTACTGGAGCGCACCTACACATGGAAGTACGCAACGACATGTACGGTGGTGTAGAAGCTACAGAAGACCCTATTGCTTGGAGTGTGAAGAACATCAACAATGCAAACAGAGGACTCCGCGCCCGTTCAGGAGCAAACACTCCAGAAGGAGTGCCTCCTAACGCAGTACCGTTGAGTGGTGCTTATTTACTAGACGGTAAAATTTACTACACAAACGGCTCTGCGGCAACACCTCCATACAACAATCGTAACCCTATACGCGACATACCACTGCCAGCAGACAAGTCAAAGTATGTGTCGTCACCTGAAAAGAACTACGGTTATCAAGAGTTGGCGCAAAATGCTCCGTTTCGTAAAGAGTTGCACCGAGTAGCAAAATCTCTTGGTACACCTGCTCAGTGGTTAGCAGATGCAATGGCGTTTGAAACTGGAGGTACTTTTGCTGCTTCTGTTACAAACAGTGATGGTTACACTGGACTTATACAGTTCGGTGATGAAGCTGCAAAAGACGTTGGCACTACCAAATATGAGTTAAGGCAGATGACTAACACTGAGCAACTTAAGTATGTTGAGAAGTTCTTAAAGATGCGTAGAGATACATACGGTTTAAAGTATGACAAACCAGAAGCCATCATTATGGGAATATGGGGAGGTGTAGAGCATATTCAAAGTTATGTGCGCGACCCACAATCTGTAAGGAACGTAAGAGATAAAAACATCACTTTTGCGGAGTATGTCAAACGTGTCGGAGAACACGCAGGTAGAAAATACCAAACTTCTTATGATGACAAAATTAGACCAGTTCACACTTCATACCGAGCTTCTTGCGCGATGTGCCAAGCATTACAGAGAGCAGGTATGGGTATATTACCACATGAGGCTCCATAATGTCTAACGTAATTAAAGAGTACCAAGAAGCACTCAATACAACACCTCCATTAAAGGTTAATATCGCTCCAGCGTTTACACCTCCTGCTGGTGTACAAGACCCTGCGTCACCACCTACTCCAACTATACCTGCTTCAGCATTTCCATCTGCACCTACTCAAGCATCACCTATTCCAGAGCAGCCGCAGATTCAACCTACGACATCTTCATTGTTGGAAGTGCCTCCGACACCAACTGGAGACACAGCACTCTCATATGGTGAAACAGTGTCGCGTCTGTCTGCACAATCAGCGCAAGAAATTCAGAAAATATTGGCTGAGTCTGGACAACCTAAACCGAATGAGGTGCAAAAGCAACTTCTTGGAAGCTCTAACCCTATCCAGATAGACCCTAAACTTACTTCACAAAACAACCCGTTTAAGAGTAGTCGAGAGCCGCGCAACGCAGCAGAACGTTTAGCGTTTGAGCCTCCTGTGCTTCCTAATGGTATGCGTAATGCTTTCTCAAACCCTAACGCAAGAGCAGCGTTAGCAGCAGGTATCTCTAAAGGAGAGTACCTAGACTATATTCAGTCTTTGCGTGATAAAGGCGCACAGTATGTTGGGTTTGGTGAGCGTGACGTTGACAATGGAGGGTTTACTAACGTAACTGGACAGCGCGTAATAGAGACAGAAGACTTTACTGGCTTGAGTGCCGACCAGATACGTCAGAAGATGAAAGACCGTACAGGTTTTTACTCTACTCAACGTGCTTTTAACCAGTCGTTTTTACCATTTTTAGGTGACGACAGAGGTAGTCTGGAGACATTGTTCGGTGTTCTTGCTTTACCTGCAAACTTGGTCAGAGGTGTAACTGCTGACATAGTAATTAGACCTGCTGCTGCTTTGATAAGTGGTGGATTTGATGTAGAAGCAATTAAGAAAGCTTACGAAGAAATGCGCCCAACTAGAGGAGGCACTTTCACGGGTGCTGCTTGGCACGGTGAGCAGTTTCAATCTCTAGCTGTCACTGGCGAAAAAGGAAAACCATTCAACCCTTTTGCTGCTGTAAGAGATGATAAGAACTTGCTACAAGTAGGTGGCGCATTTCTATTCGATTTGGGTGCAGACCCTTTAAACTTTGAAGTAGGAAAAGCTTTCAACAGATTTAGACGCAACACCGTTGCACCTCCTCCTATCACTCCAGAGGTGCTGCCCCCTGTACGCGAACTACCTCCATCTAATGTTGCAGGTGTCCTACCAGAAGCGCGTACAGTAGATGTACCAAGTGTTGTAGATTCTCCAATTACTCCAAGAACACCTCCTACACCTGAGAGGGTGTTGGTTACACCTAATCGTGAAGCACCTTCTAGAGTGTACTTGCCTGAAAACACTGTCGCGCAAGATGCAACAACTTCACAAACTACAGTTGGTCGTACTGTCGCGCAAAGTGACACAGCCGCACAAAACATAACCACAGTAGAAGGTGCTACTCAGGTAAATGACATAACTGTACCTCAGAAAAGAGCAGAACCTGAGCTTGCTGCTTCCTATGATTCTTTGGCACGTTATGAACCATCTGAAGTGGTGTTCCCTGTACCGCGCGAACCTTATACACCTCCTGTAGTCCGTTATCACGGCTCTTCTTCCCCAGTGACAGAGTTAAAGAACGACTTCTTTAACAAAGATAACATCTACGGTAATGGTTTCTATACTACAAGAGACAGGTCAGTAGCTGAGACGTACCAGAAAAAGGGAGCTTCTGAAGGTACTGGTGAAGGATACTTATATCAAGTAGATTCATCTAATGATAAGCTTTTTAATCTAGATGATGTGATACCTGCACAAATAAGAGAGAGTGTAAGGCTTAATGCACCAAACTCTGGTAGGCTTGGTGTTCTGTACAAAGAAGCTGAAAGGTTACTGAACGGTGGTAAGAGTTATGGTCTTGGTGGAAAAGTTGTTACATCTACAGCCGAGTTGTTTGACGCAGTGCGTATATTCAGTAAAAGAGTGACTGTAGAAACTGGTGAAGACGGCTTTGCTAAGTTTGTCGATTCGTTTAAACCAGAACTACAGAAGTCAGGATACACAGGATTCACGCACGAAGGAGGTAGGCTCACTAGAGGTAAGCGTCACCAAGTAGATATTCTCTGGAGTCCAGAAACGTCAGTGAAACTGTCTCAACTAAATGTACCGAAAGTTGAGCCAGCAGATGTGCAGTTGTACAACAATGTAACTGCACTCTTTAATGACTCACCTCAACTACCTGTTGTACAGAACCTACTTCGCGCCGTTGTTGAGCAGACACCTACACCTCAAACAGTTTACCAGAACCGCATTTTACAGGAAGTTGCAGAGTACGGACGTACTGGTGAACTTACACCCAACATCGCAGTATTGAAGGGTGCTACTCCAGACGAAGTTCGCGCTATCGTACAAGACAAGTTGGAGGTGATGCGCGACACTCCTTTAGTTGTACCACGATTAGAAGTGCAGCCGATTACAATCCCGAAGCTGGAGTTCGCATTCCAAGGTAAAACAGGAGGTCGCGTCACAAGAGGTGTAAGACCTAGCAAAAGAGCAAGTGCAAGAGACTCAGCACTTGATGAGTGGGTGGTTAAGTTTGACAATTGGTACACCTCAAATAGAAGACCTGAGTATATCAGGACAGGAGCAACTGGTTCTGACTTTGAGCCACTGATTAACGCCTACATTCGTAAAGGAGACTACTTAGTCAATGGTGAGAAAGTAGACGCAATCACATTTGCTAACATCTCTGTGTCTGAAGACGTAAGAGGAAAGGGGATCTTCTCAGACATCCTCAAACGTACAGAGGAGAAGTATCCTGACAAGGTATTAGTTATTGAAGAAGTCAATGAAAGCTCTGCTGCTCTAGCGAAGAAAAATGGATTTACTGTTGACAGCACAAACCCAAACAATTGGGTGAAAGTACCTCCAGACAAACCTGTACCAACTAGTAAACCTGTTACTGTGGTTGAGATGTATCATGGAGGTGCAAATAAGATAGAGAAGCTTGATGACACATACAGGTCTGTGGACAATTTGTACGGTAACGGTCTCTACACTACAGAAAATATCGAAGTTGCAAATTCGTACAGGGGTAAAAACGCTGTTGACAAGACAGAAGAAGGGTATTTATACAAACTGCAAGAAATAACACCTCAAAAATTATACGACTTAGACAATCCTTTAGTTGCTGGCACTCCTGAATACACAGCAGTTAGAAAGACTTTAATAGAGTACGCTAAAGTAGATGGTGGAGAATTTACTGGTGTTGCTAGGCATATACTCAAAATGTTTCGTAATGGTCAAGTGCCAAAGCTTACTGAGATTTTTAAGTCTGGCAGACCACTAACTAAGGACTCTGCTAAATACGCAGCCTTTGTTGACTCTTTTCGTACAGAGTTAGAAAAGCTTGGCTACAACGGTTACACCCACACAGGTGGTAGGAGTATAAGAGGTTTCATAGACCATAAAGTAAACATATACTGGAACTCTGAGAATGCGTTGCGTTTAGAGCAACTCGAACCAAAACCAGTACCAACTAGTAAACCTGTAGTTGTCACAGATTCAGCAATTGTAACTGTTGCTGACTTGCAAGACGCTGCTAAAGGTATTGGCACTCTTGGTGAGGTGTCTCAATGGTCTGTGCGCGGCGACTTCATTACACCACTCAAGGAAGTGTTAAACGCTGTAGACGACCTCGGCTTAGACGTACTCAACACTCCTGCACTATCCAAGATGGTTAAAGGTGGTATCGGCAAACTATCCAACAAAACAGTGGAAGGTGTTGCATCTTCACTCCAGAAGGTGTCTCTTGAGACTGCGGAAGATATCGCTAAAAGTATCTTTAACGCACTGTGGCGCAAATCTACACCAGACCAGAAAGAGATTATACTTGGTAAAATCTCTGCTACTCGTCTGGAGCAGCTTGGTTTGGAGAGGGTGCAAACAAAGATAACACCTCCTACAACTCCTGCACCACTTCAGTATGTTCAAGCTGGCGTGTTAGATGAGGTGACTGTATCTGCTTATCACGTTGTCAATGACTCGCAAGTACCTATTGAAGATTTGTACCAAGCAATGATGAGAAGTGCTGGTTTTAGTGCGCGTGAGGCGCGTGAAGCTGGCGGTCATTTTATCACAGAACAGATAGCTTTCACAGGTGCAGTCACTGATAGAAACCTTAAGACACTTATAACTTTAAAGAGTTTGTCCGTAGAGTCACCTGTAAAGCAGAAGTGGAGCAGTAAGATGCTTCAGCAAATATGGGAAGTAGCAACACCAGAACAGAAAGCCTACATCATGAAAAACGTAGACAACTTAGAGCAGCTAGGTCTAGAGCGTATCGCGCGTTCAAATGTAATTGACGACCATCTACCACCAGAAGGAGTATTTGACACACCATGCTAAGCCCTTGCCCTCTACCTAAAGGACGTGACAAAGAAGCGTTCACACCTGACGAACTCAACACCGCCAAAGCTCGTTTCGCTAACGTGAGAGCAGAGCGTGACAAGTTTATCAAATACTCAGATGAACTCGCTGCTGCCAAGACTGCTGACATTCCTAAGATTGACGCGAAATTCCAGAAGGGTGTCACCGATGCACAGAACTCTGTCGTTAAAGCGCAAAACAAAGTTGACGCGATAGAGCAGCGTGTGATGATGCTCGGTTCTACTGACAAAGCTGTACAGAAAGAATTTGACTTGGTGAAAGCTGAAGTCAACGCTTACGAGCAATCCTTAAAAGCACAGAAACGTATCGAAGATTCTATTAACGACCTTTACAACCGCTACTACGCCGCCAATCCTGAGATTACACCTCAGATGGTTAAAGCCTATGAAGGAATGTTTAACCTTGCGAAGACAACCACCGACCCCAAGCAGTTAAAAGCAATTGATGTTCAACTACGTCAAATGGAACGTGCAATGGAAGCAGAGGTGAAAGGCTCCGCGAAACTTCTGGAAGAGGTGTTCCAAAATAAGAAGATTCAGACGCGCAACTTCAACATTCAAGTAGAACGTTCGCGTGTTGCGCGAAATCGTGTCACCCGCGCAGAAAAGAAACTGGATGCAGCTATCGCCAAGACTGACACCAAACTCAGTAAAGAATTGGAGGAGGCGCGTAACGCACTAGATGGTACAATCCTCAACCGCAATGCAGAGGAAGCTCTTGCTCAACGTTACACTCAACGTCTAGACAAACAGCGTGCTGATAAATACGCTGCCAAGTCAGCGCGTGACGAGTACAACGTTGTTCTAGGTGAAGCTGTCGCTCTAGACCCACGCAAAGGGAGAGGAGTGTTTGACTTCGTTGTTTCTCGTCTTGGGTATACTCTTGAGATGATTGGTACAGAAATCGCTGCTGGTGTTCGCACTAACCTACAACGTGCTGGCTACCTTGCAGAGAACGCTGTCAACGCAATTGGTGATGTGGTGCAGGTAAAGACTGTCATCGACTTCACTAACGATTTCAGAAAAGCGGCGAACAAGTTAGGTATTTCCCGCAAAGAGCGTCTAGTACTTCAGACAGAAACACTTGAAGTAGGACAGATACCTGACTTCTTGAACTTCTTTGACTCAGGAAATCCTGTAGTTAAGCAGGTACAGAACATCCGCTACAACCAGTATGTCGAAGCCATGACCAAGAAGGGCTTCACTATCACACAGATTGACGAATTTGTCAACCAAGCTGTAAAAGTTTCTAAGGTCTTTGACGACATCCGTGTGATGGGTAACGCAATGGGTGTAGGTATCGAAACCATCGACCCGTTCATCGGATACATCACTCGCATCTTTTCTCTCGATGGTGACTACGCTCTAAAGCGTATCGTCAACCCTGACAGAGTTACGGGCGATGTGCTGGCTGTCGGCAAAGACTCGAAGTTTCAGTTCGACATTGCGCGTAAGTACGAGTTTCTTGTACCACAAGACATCGATATTGCCGCTGACATCTTTAAAATCACTCCAGATGAACTGACAGACTTAATAAACAATCCTGTGCAGATGCAGTTGTTTATTGAAAAGAATCTTGCACCCGCCCAAATCGACACCCTTCTTAACGTTGGTTTCTTCCAGAAGTTGCCAATGTCTAGTAGAGAGGTGTACGACTATCTGATGGCGCAATACCGTCTTCCATTCAGCAGTGCGGCTGATATGTTTAATCTTGACATTGTAGAGAATCTTGGTACATATAGACGCGCTATTGGCGACCAAGCAAACATCTCAATGATGTTAGGACGTATCTTTGACGAAGAGGGTGTAAAGCTTGGATGGAGTATCGACATCAACGCGTATGAAGCAGATAAATTGCTTCCTGCTGACAAGCGCCAGTTTGCTAATTACGTCAACATGGAAGACAAGATGTTGACATGGACGGCGCGACTCGGTCTACCTGCTGATGTACAAGCACAGTTCGGTAAATTCTATATGCACCCTGTAGTCGCCGACCAAGTAATTGCACTCATTGACATCACCAAATCTCCTGCGCTTCTTGGGCAGTTAGGTGGCTTCATTGGACACGCCAACAGATTCTTTAGTTCAATGTCTAGAGGTGTTTTAGTTAACAACTTTCCTGTTTACTTGTCAAACCAAGCTCTTGGTAACTTCATAAGCTCTCATGCTGCTAGCACCAACCCACTGAATCTTCCTATCGCGTTTATAGACCACATCCGAGTAATGCGCGGCGGTCTTGAAGTTCTTGACAATACCGTAAAGCGTTGGGAAGTTGGTGGTAAACAATACACCCACCGAGAGTGGTTTCAGCTGTATTACGAAAACAACGGTACAGCAGTGTCCTCTGTGTTCGGTGAGCGTGGTCGTCCTTCTGTTACTGGTACGATAGATTACGCAAAAGATTTGTTGTCCAACAGTAGTGGATTTGTGTACCGTCTCATGACGTATATGTTCGGTACTGGTGAGCTTACTGGAGGTAAGGCACTCAACTCTATGGAGAGGGTGCTTGGAGGTGTTGACTACTTTATGAAACACGCTGACAACGTCCTTAATAGCTTATCTTCACCTGTGTTCTATACTGCTAACCTCATCGACTCATCCGCTAAATGGGCGAACTGGATGAGTGTAGGTAAACGTATAGATGGTGCTTCTGCCGTTGCAGACAAAGCTGGAACATATATGTTTTCACAGTCTGTTAAGCAGTTCGATTCTGTTGCTGATATCAACGCCCACGTTCGCGCCTACTTCCCTGATATGCGTGACGTTGGTTCTACTGTGTATGGTGTCAACAAGTACGCAATCATGTTTACGTCTTGGCAAGCGTCTATGATACCGCGTGTGTTGCGCGATGTTGCGCGTAGACCTTGGAGGTATGCTGCTTACGAGAAACTGCGTCAGTTTATTGCTGAACCTCTTACAGAAGATGACTCAGTTACAGAAGCAGGTATCTCTCCAGAGGTTGTCAAAGGACTACCTTACTACATCGGTCGTGTTAAGGACGATGACAACAAACTAACTATGTGGATGGACGAGTCGTACAACCCTGCAACGTCTACATTTCAGTTTGTTAAAGAGTTAACAGGTGTAGGCAAAACTGCTGCGGATAAACGTGCAGAATTGCAAGGCGAGGGTAGAAACGACACCCTCGTTAGGTTAATGAACTCGTCTTACCCTGTCTATAAAATCATCTACGAACTTACAAGTGGCACTAACCTTCGTACTGGAAAACCTCTGCGCCGCACAGACGGGCGCGGTATCCCTATCCTTGGCTTTGAAGCACCTCCTGAACTATACTCCATCATCAACAACGCTGTACCTGCTATCGGTGCTATCGATAGAATGGATATACCTGCCATCAGTGGTCTGCCAACTATCCGCGACAACAACGGCAACATCATCCAGAAAGGCTACGGCGGTCTAGGAGGTGCAATCCCCGATGCCACTGGAAGGGTGCTCCGTAACCGCGAAGTGGCTAACGAGTGGGTTGGTGCTGCACTCTCGCTCATTGGTGGTAAACTCAAAATCGTGGACATGGCGCGTCAGAACAAAATTACCTACAACGACATCTCGCGCTCACTCGACATCGTTGGCAAACAAGTTGACACCAAAACTCAGGAACTGTTGCGCGACCAGCGTGATGGCATCCTCAGGAAGGGTGAGTATGAGAAGAAGCTTAAAGACATCGAGCGCCTTATCATCGCGCGGGAACAACTTCAATACGATGAAGACATGGTGTGGATGTGGCTCAACGAGAGAGGTGTCCTTACTGACAAGGAAATCAAACAAAAAGAGCGCTACATGACAGAGCTTCAGCAAAAAGGTATGCACCCTTCCGAAGCTGCTATCCAGAGGAGTGCCGACCGACTACTACGTTTTAGACAAAGTACTATCTATAACTATGTCGAAAACAAGAAAAAAGCCCCGTAAAGGTAGCACAAAGGCTACAGGACGAGACTACACTTATGACAAGAAGTACCAGAAGAAAAAGGCTAAATACAGAGCCGAACTCAATGCCTACAACAGGGCGAAGGGTACTTATGGCAACGGTGATGGTCTCGATGCCTCACATAAGAATGGTGTTATTAGCGGCTTTGAACCAGCCGCCGTAAACCGAGCGAGGAAGACTAAATGAAGTACTTTATTTCGCAGGTGTCTACACCTCAGCAACTAGCAACACCTAACGCCAACAATCAAACTGTAGATTTGAATGTCATACTCGCGTTAATTGTAGGAGGTGTAGGTGCTCTCGGTATTCCGAAGTTGGTGCAGATGTTTGTAGCTGACAAAGTTGACGGTTCAAAAGCAGAACGCCGCCGTGACGACATTGTATTGGAGAGTGTTCTTGAAGTCAACAAAACGATGCTGAAAGCAAGCGCTGACAACTATCTAAAGATGATGGAGTTCACGCAAACACTCGTCAGTGAAATCTCGATGATGCGCGAAGTCATCTCTAATAACACCAACGTTATGGAGAAGGTGCGCGTAGCAGGTGAGGAGTTAAAAGAAGAGATGCACTTTATCAAAGTGCAGATGTCTGCGCCACGCAACAACGATATAATGTGAAGTTTATACGAATACGAAAGTTTACTGAAGTAGTTGATCGGATTCATTACCAATTGATCGACAGTACAGAAACGTGATCAGCGATAGCTGTAAGCGATCTGTAGACACTCTAATAGGTTAGATGTGTGTTTGTAAGGTCAGACTCTACCAAGCCGTACAGAATCAAACAGCACCATTCAGGTAAAGTTCACATAGATAATACTCTGCTATTATTCGTGTAAATTTCATACAATTTAATGACATACAAAAGCCGCAGTCAATTAAGATTGCGGCTTTCTTTTGCTGTCTTTAGCAGCGTTACATATTTACACCTACCATGAGTTACTCCTCTCAATTGCGCGGACGAAATCTTCAACTTTTTTTACACCACTCCAGTAGATGAGCTTAGACTTGGAGAGTGTGCGCTTTGCACCAGTAATGTCGAGCTTGTACAACAACTCCGATGTGCGGTTAGTCATGCACTTCTCGTCACTCCAGTACGAGCCGTCTACCCAAATCATGCGCTCAACTTGTGGATTGTCAAGCAACAGTTTGTAACACCAAGTACCGTCCATGTCGCCAGCGATGATGACGGTGCTGATGTCGTACAAAGAACACCTCTTCCCAAGTACGGCGGCGTAGAACTTTTGCGCGTCTTCACGTTCAGTGATATCAGCCCACATATCTCCGTCTGAGTATTCGCGACAATAATCTTTGCCGAAATACTCCATCTCTCGTTTGTCGCGTACGCCGTTAACAACAAACCACTTCGGCAATCCGTTGTAGTGAGGTGCGCTTACAACGTTAAAGTCATCGCGGATAGTAGAAACACCACTGAGGAGGGTGTTATACAACGAAGCGTAAGAGGAGCAAGAAGGGCTGAAATCGGGCAGAAATAGTATAGAAGGATTGGCGCGGTCTTTCTGAGAGGTGTTGATAGTGACATCGCGGTGTGTTTCAAGCCGCGCTACAAACTTGTCTCCGTCAAGCTGGTCATTGTCGTGAACCATACCACCTTCCATCAACGTATAGATGGCGCGTTGTATGCGCTTGATGTCATTGATGGAGGTGCTGCCTTTAGGGAGTGAAATAGCAGCGCGTGGAAACCATCTGTTGATGTTGGTGCTGCTACTTGCCACAGGAGGTGTAACAACATCGTTTGACACCTCTTCTTCTGCATCGCCGAACTCAAGTTCGTCATAGTCAGGGTTGATGAGTTCTTCATCGATTAAGTACTCAACTTGTTGTGGGTCAACTTGTAAGTCTTCTTCTTCAACGATTTCGTCAAACAACAAAGAGACGATAGCAGGTGCAGTGTCGCGCAACTCATCAAGTATTGCGTCCTTCATTGGAGTGTGAGGCTCATCGCGCAAGCTGTTTAAGTACTCATCTTCTTCGTCAAAGTTGATAGGTTCATCATTAAATGAAGGTAAAGTTTTAGTATCACAAATACCACACACATCATCGTATGTGTAAACATCACACTCAACCCAAACCTTACCAAACAAATCTTGACGCGCGTAATAGTATTTCATTGTTAAAACACCTTCGTGATAAACTTGTTAGCGAAATTACCTTTCTGAAGAATCTCCATATCTTCAGGTTCTTTGCACAGGTGTGCATACATCAAGCACTCAACATCCTTAACGTTGGT